GTCGGGTATCCCGACTAATGAGTGTATCAACTGTGGTTCACAATGGTTTCAGATCCATGCTTTCTTTCAAGACTATGAGATTGCAGCGTACATTATTGAAGCTAAATGTTCTGGTTGTGGGGCTGACGTGACAGCTCCCACACCTATTGATCACCCAGATTATGAGGATGACGAAAATGAAATATAGTGTGTTCACTACGGTTGTGGCTTTGAAGCCTTCTTTGACTTCGAAGGATGTTGAGGATATTCGTAAGGAGTTGGGTGTCAGTCCCGATGCTCATATCAATGTGGAACGGGACAGGGTTACTTTCCAGTATTCTGTTTCTATCCCAAAGTATGAGGAAATAATCAAGAAAGCGTACAAAACGGCTTACCCTGGTCAGAAACTAACAGGATACCAGTAAGCCTCTATAAACAAAAATAAGACCCCCAGAAAGAGTACCCTATAAAGAGTACCCGACTGGGGGTCTTTGTGTCTCTACGGCCTTCTGAGGGGCTTTTAGAGGTATCCTACAGACTACTCTCCCATAGGATCTGTGTGGAGAGCTTCTTCAGTCTTAGCATTCTCCACTCGTTGGGCATACTCACCCAAACCAAGCGCAGCTAAAACGAACACGACAGCCTCATCCACAGGCAATTCAGGTAGCAACGCAGTCACTACCAAAGCCACAATAGAAGAAACCAAAGCAGCAATACGTGCAGGATTCTTCTTAACAAACTCGCGAACCTTCTTCACTTCTTCACCTTATCTGCCTTCTTCAAGGCTGGAATCTCATCTTTCAAAGCTTTCACCAAACCAAACGGTGAACCATCCTTATCACCATTCGCCTCAAACGAAATGTGAACATGACCATTATGAGGGTTAGCACCAGAATAAGTACGCTTCACCCACTTATGGGCAGCAGACCAAATGTGACCTTCGAAGATAATGTACTTCAAACGCTTATCCGTCTTACCAATCTTCACCAGTTCACGAACCAAACGGTTCGCAGCAGCAGGATCCTTATGGGCTTTACCCCACACATCCTCATCCACATCAATGGCACGAACCACACCAGTCTTCGGGTCAGGGTTATGATCCGACACACGGGTAGCATGGGCAGCATCACCCTTAGAACCATCCGAAGCTTTATCCCGCACAGGGAACAAAGTGTCAATCTCTTTACGAAGCCGTTCAGCAGCCTCAGACAACCACCATGCAGCCATCATCTATCCTTTTCCACAAGCAACATATAAATCTCATCAACACGAGACTCAAGCCTGTTAATCTTATCTTTCAACGATGAACCAGAATTGGGAACAAGTTCATGTAAATACGATTTCACAAGCCAGCGAATGCCGGCAAAGAAACCTGTAAGCAAAGCAAGTATCGCTGCAACCAAGGCAGCTAGATCAGACGGTGACATTAGATCTTCCTCACCGTAACTGTAATCACACCACCAAAGCCATTGAACTGGCCTGAAGGTGGAGTAGTGGATTGGAACGAACACTCTTCAATCAAAGCCTGAAAAGCTTCACCTGTTCTATGGTCTTGCACAGTCACAATATCTGACGCTGCCTCTAACGATTCAAACTGTTCGATACGCTGGTAGGCTCTACCAAAGTATCCGACACGGTTACGGTTTCTATCTGTCTCATGGTCAAAGCACCACAGGTTGTACTGAATGATCCTTTGACGTGGTGTGGCAGGTAACGCTTTCACCTGATAGCCCAACAGAATTGGGCCAACAGAAGCATCAGATGCGGAACGGTTCAAAGTGAACACAAACTGTTTATACTCAACAGCTTCCCTCTCAGGGATACCAACATCATTGTTACCATTCACAGCATCAACAGTCACAATGGCAGAATCAACTGTTGCCAAAGCGATACTTCCCCCAGGATACTGCGCACGTTCTTTAATGTATTTGAAAAACTTGTTCTCCGAAGTGTTGAAACGGATCTTACCTGTTTTCAAAAACCCACTGGAACGAAGCTGTGTGGCAGATTCAATGTACACGTTACCGTCAGTGCCATTACCTGCAGAACTAAAAGCAAGCCTGTTCGTTTGACCAACAAACGCAACACCTGTACATTCACGTGCAACATTCAAAGCCTGCAAATCGTTTGCCCAAGGGAACACCAAAGAATCAATCTGTGTACCCAAGTCAATGCGAACCAAACCTGTATCTCCACCAATCTTGGCGGTAGCCCAAGCGAACCTGTCAGAGGTTGCAAACTGGTACACAGGCTGTTCAGCTTCGAACAGTAGTGGCCCATAGATGATGCCACCATCAACAACCTGTGCTACACGAACACCACGACTTGTACCGATCAGCATGTAGCCAAGATAGTATTGGATTGCGTAGGCAATCTCACCACGTGGCAGTTCTGCTGCAACCACAGCACCAGACAAAGTTGCAATGGTTCCATCGTTAGCAACAGTAAGACGGAAAATAACAGAACGAATACCGTCATGTCCTGACACATAAATATCAGAACCAGTCTCAGTAATACCTGTAAACTCAAATGAGGTAGAAGGTACAGTGTAACGTTTGTTAGCTGTACCGCTTGGGGTGACTTCCCAAATCTCATTGTTTACACAAACAATCAGACGTTCCTTCACATACTCAATGATGCCACGAGTAGCAGCAGCAGCACCCTGATGAACCTGTGTTTCCGCAGTAGCAGAAGTACCAGTCAACACCTTCTTCAACACAGTCCACTTGTTACCAGAAGCATCCTTATTCGTCAACCAATAAGCGTTGATGCCATCATCACACACACTATAAACAGGAGTAGCAGTGCCTGAGTTGTAGTCAACAAAATGAACCTCAGTTCCATCCAACAAAATCTTATCAACATCATAATCATCCACCATCAACACAGCATCAGTCGTGCCATAGCGGATCGGTCGCATATGTGTTTGCGTAGGGCCAGTAACAATATGGCCGGCAACCACATTCTTCAACAAAGAAACCTGACCCTGAGTCCAAACATCAACACCCTCAGACTCTGCAAAACGAAACCGAAGCTTCTCATCCTGAGACGGTTCATAAAAGTTAATGCCAGAACCAAAATGGAAAGATGACTGCGAACGCAACCACCAACCAGTCAAAGACTGCTCACCAGGCTCATTCGAATTATCAGACTGATCTTTACGGTACTGTGCTGTCTGACGAATATACCTACGGGTTTCACTCGTAGCATCGAAAAACTTTTCATCATTGAACGACAAGTCATAAACTAAACCTGTGTTACCTGAAACAGCAATGGCAGACGTTCTCGTAATATCAATCTGAAATTCTTCAGTAATATCCGCTGCCATGATTACGCCTTAATGATCCAGTTGAGAGCCAAATGAACAGGAACGTTGCTGGAAGAATCAGCAGACACAGTATGCGTATGCGCACCATCAGAACCTGTAGTGCCAGACACCGTATGGGTGTGAGAGTTGGTTGCAACAGACTGTGTAGGTGAAGCATCGTTCACAGTCTCGTTAGCTGAAGTAGAAGTCGTTGCACTAAACGTGTGAGTGTGTGAACCTGCAGAAGCAGCAGTGCCAGTATGGGTGTGAGTATCTGAACCACCAGTAGAACCAGACAAAGAACCAGTTGTGGCTGCACCACGAACAAAGCGTGAACGCAAATCAGGCAAATTGAATGTGGTAGAACCATCACCCACACCGTAGCGGGTAGACACCACAGCAAACAAAGCAGCATATGTGGTACGGGAAACCGCTGAACCATCACAGAACAACCAGCCCGAAGGGGCGGTAGTACCAGCGTAAGCAACTAAAGAAGCAACAGGTGATGCAGCATTCAAAGCTGTCTGCAAACCTGTAACATCTGAAATGGCATGTGAATGAGAAACCGCTGCACGACTAGTATCGGTAGGGTGCACATGGTCTTGACGTGCATAACGCAACGAAGAACCTACAGCAGCAGTACCATTCATCACAGGTGTAGCACTACCAGCTTGACCTGCAACAAACGCAGTCGTAGCAACCTGAGTAGTATTCGTATCAGCATTAGCAGTAGGTGCTGCAGGAACACCTGTAAACGTTGGAGAAGCAATAGGAGCCTTAGCAGCCAACTGTGTTGAAAGATCAGCAATCTGACCAATCGTATGAGTATGAACAAGATCAGCCTTGCCATCAATCGCTGTCTGTAAACCTGTAGTGTCAGCAATGACATGGGTATGAACAGAAGCAGCTTTACCATCCAAAGCAGCCTGTAACCCAGTCGTATCAGCCACCACATGTGTATGCACAGTGGCAGCCTTGCCAGCCAAATCTGAAACCAAATTAGTCACAGACGACTGTGCAACATTCGACAACGTATTGTTAGAACCACTAATAGTTTTATTCGTCAACGTCTGAGTATCAGTAGTACCAACAAACGAACCAGTCACACCATGTGCAGCAGACGTAGCATTGATATGGTTCTGAGGTTCCTGCAAATCACGGGCAGTCACCATATGCTTAACAACAGCACCAGCATCATGAGACGTAGCAGACGAACCATCCTGACCACGAACAATTGTCAAAGCAGTACCAACAGCAGCAGTAACAGAAACAATTTCCTCAGTAACCGTATCAGGATCCAACACCAACGTGTAAGGGAAACTACCAGGCAAACCTGTTGTGTTATTAACAGTCATAGAAGTGACAGAAGCATTAATGCCACCAACACTTGTCAAAGTTTTAGGAGTAGCAGTAGAAGAAAAATAGCGCACAACAAACCCTAGTTAGAATAGCGAACACGGACAGGATACTTCTTCAACAACTTCTCACGTTCCTCAGCGAGACGTTGCTGGAACAAAGCGTAAACATACTTTGCAGTGTTCGTAGGTTGACCATAAGGAACACCGGTAGACATGTTGATAGCTTCAGCAGAATTAAAGTTTGTGCGACCTGCATCAACAAACGACAACAAACGGTAGCAAGCACCCAACACCACAACATCCTTAGCAGACTGTGGCATACCAGACACTGTGGCAAACACATCAGAGTTAGATGACAAAGGTGAAGGATCCTTCAGGAAAGTCACACGAACAGTGCGACCAATCTCAATAGGTGACAACAAAGTGACAGTCTTACCCGAAGGGAAAGCTGTAGTGTCAGCCATCAAATCAACACGAAACGCACGAATAGGTCGCCAATCCTTAGAAGGCCCAATAGACTCATACGAAATGTGCAAAATGTTTTCACAATCAGCAGGCAACGAATATGTTGACTGTGTACCGTTGAACGTGAACGTGGCAGAACCGACACCGAACAAGGTGTCACCAATACCCAAAATAGTGTCGTTGATTTCCTGCTTCACACCATGACGGGTGAAGATAGGATTCACAGTGACCTTAGCGCCAGCAGAATGGGATGCTGCAGTAGTACCTGCATAGCCTCTACCAAACGCAGGGATAGTCAACACACCTGTCGTGCGATCATATGATTCAACATAGATAAGTTCGTCATCAATCTCAATCAAACCACGACCGATAGATTCGGTGTTGTCAATAGAGATTGTTAAATCTGAGGATGTGATAGATGAGGTTAAAGCTGTGACAGAATCATGTCGCATACCATACCCTGCAAGTTTCAGCAGAGTCTCATCCACCATTTGATTGAAAGTTGTCACCATTTAACCTTGTCTGCCCAGTATGCTGCTGACAGTTTGCCTTTAGCAATATTTTTTGCATGACGTGCCTTGAAGGATTCACGCCGTTTACGATACGATTCGGACTCACCAGATTTTTTGGGTGAACCGGATACACCTTGTTGTCCGAAACGAATGGTTTTAACCTGATCCCCGACCTTGGCAACAACCACATGTGATTTGGTTGGATGGTTAGGGGTACGTTTCGGTTTGTTGTATCCTGATACTCCTATACGCTTCAGTCGGGGATCGGTCATAATTACTTACCTTTAGGTCGCTTCTTGTAGTTGTTGATTGCCTTGCCTGCACCCTTAATAACACCCTTAGTGAAAGGTGTTTTAACAACAGGAACAAGTTTTCCGTTTTCACGCTTGTACTTCATATGCTTACCCATCATGTCGCCCAACGCGATGGTTCCCTTGTCGCTGTTACCGCTGAAACCTAAACGATCCGCAGCCTTAATGCCAGCACGATAAAGAGCTTTCTTCTGCGCAGCAGTTTTCTTAACACCCTTATACGATTTAGGATTTTTGTCTTTTCCGTCAACAGTTTTCTTAACAGGTTTCATCATAGCCATAACTACTTTCTCTTCGCCTTGACAGACTTCTTAACAGCCTTACGGCCATACTCCATCTTGCGCTCAGCCTTACCCTCAGACTTCTCATGCTTCATCATGGCAGACTTAGACTTATACTTTTCGCCTCTAACAGACATAACTATTTCTTACCCTTCTTAGATTTACCGGCAGAACTCAAAGCAATAGCAATAGCCTGCTTACGAGACTTCACAACAGGAGCCTTCTTCGGCCCCTTCGGATCACGACCAGAATGCAACGTGCCAGCCTTAAACTCGCGCATCACCTTAGAAATCTTCTTCTGCGACTTAGACTTCTTCATCATGCCTGAAACGCTTTCCCAGTCTTATTAGAAAAATCAACAGCAGCCTGAACATCTTTCAACTTAGTAGACTTAGGCTGAATGCCCTGCGCACGTGCATCACGATACGCCTTCAACTCATTATCCCACTTCTTATTAGTCCAACCAGACTGAATCATATTAGACTTAGCATCACCCGTAGCAAGTTCCAACGTACGAATCTTGCAAGCAAAACAACCCTCAACATACTCAACATGCTCATGCACATCATCATCCTCAACAATCCAAGGAGAATCAGACTGCCAATCACAATCAGTGCAACCCCACAAGGCAACAGTAAAATTAGCCTGGTCATCAACAGACCAAGCTAAAACCTTTGAAACATGATCACACATAAACATCACTCAAAATATGCTGAAGCAAGATCGGAATCATAATTATCTGTGCCAGCCAAAAGGTTGCACACAGCATTCAAACCCAAACCGTTGGTACCAGCTTTAACATTTAAAGCACCCAACAAATCTAAACCAGTGGTACCAGCCCACACATTTGCTGCACCCTG